AAAAACCCACACAAAACAAACAAACTTAATTAAATATATATTATATACCACAAGGTTGTCAAGTTTTATTAAATTAAAACATGGAAAGAGCCAGAACCCTGTATCAAAGAGCTAGGATGGGTGAACTGCAAATAGATAACGTATACGATAACCTTGAGCGTTGCCGTGAGATATCTTGCGAGTTACAGCTTACTGATGTTATAGACCCCAATTCAAGACAGATAGGTCTCCTATCCGAACTATTGTACCGCATAAAGCACATGCCAGAGTTGGAGATATTGGACTTGAACCTTTTGGACGATCAGGATCCTAACTGATTTGGCATTGACTCGCACCATAAAGGGGGTCAAGCACTATGCCTACGAATCAGAAGAGGAGTTTCGTAAGGTACATCCTGAAACATCCCTGATAACTAACTGGAAAGAAGCTGGAGAGGGCGACTGGTGCCTAGCGGACGATGGTAAAATAGTTCAGATATTAAAGAAAGGTTGTTTTGTAGACAAAAAGAAAAGAGATAATAACTATATCAGAACTGTCATTGGAATGTTCAATCATAGGGGCAGTAGTCCTTTTATTGGTACGGTAAAGGATGAGATCTATAGATTCACAAAGAGGACTAGCTATATAGTAAACACTACAGGATACCTAACAGATGCTAAAAGATACTTTGCAAAGTACATAGCACATGGCATGGAGCCGGTAGAGGCGTATCAAAAGGCGTTCCCAGCTACAAAGAGTTTGGATTATGCAGAAAAGAAGTCAACATTACTACTTAGAAACAAGACAGTGAGGCAAGCAGTGGACAAGGAAATAGAAAATTTAATGTCAGAGGTGGGTATCACTAAACGATACCTCCTAGAGACCACAAAAGATGTTATTGACAAGACAGAGGTCAAGGATAACGACAAATTAAGGGCCATAGAGACCCTCATGAAGATATCTGGTCTACTTTCTACTGAAAAGAAAGTGGACTCAGTGGCTCTCATACAGGAGTTCAGTGGGTTTAGCAGGGAAAAGCTAAAGGCATTTGAGCAGGGAATACTACCAGAGAAGCAAAAAGAACTGTCTGAATGAGTTTTAACATTACCCCTCCCCCATCGGAGGTGGAAAAGAGGGATGAGGTTCTAGCTAAGGCGTATACCAACCTTATTTACTTTGGTAGAGCATTTCTACCCAATGATTTCTTAAAGAAGTCCGAATCAGCACCCTTTCACTACGAAATGGCTGAAAAGATGATAGATACTGCCCCCGGAGCACGAATATGTAACATCATACCTAGGGGGCACGGTAAATCCGTATTGGCAAAAGCGGCTATCATGCACAAACTGTGCTTTGCACAGGAGGGAGACCAGCATTTCATTGCGTGGGTATCGGAAGAACAGTCTCAGGCCATTGATCATCTGAAGTATATCCGCTACCACTTTGAGAATAACAAGATGATCCGCTACTACTTTGGCAATATGGATGGTGGTAGTGTAGGTAAACGCTGGACAGAGAAGGATCTGGTCACTCCAAAGGGTGATAGGGTCATATCCAAGGGGACATCACAAAGACTTAGAGGAAGGGCAGAAGTGGATGTTCGTTATACGGGTATTGTCTTAGATGACTTTGAATCAGAACTGAACACCAAAACGCCAGAAAGGCGTGCTGATATCAAGAAATGGATCGTATCCACCGTGTATCCAGCATTGGAGGAGACTCCGGGGAATGAGGGTTGGATATGGTTATCGGGTACTATTGTGCACTACGACTCCTACCTACAAATGACCTACGATGGCTGGAAAAAGGCCAAGGAGGATAAGAGACCTTACCCTTGGGATGTGAACTTCTATAGGGCCATTGAGAACGGTGCCCCATTATGGGCATCACAATTCTCTAAAGAGAAGCTGGAGTATAAGAAACGGGAGTTCATTGAGGCTGGACTGGTCAATAAGTTCGCTCAGGAGTACATGAATGATGCTCGAGATGTGACCAATGCCGCATTTAAGATAGACAGAATACAATATTATAATGGAAGGGTTGAATGTAAGAGTAATTTTAACTACCTTATAGACGGTGATGACGCAATCCCGATCAATATCTACATGGGTGTTGACCTTGCGGCAACAGCTTCTGAGACTTCTGACTATCAGGTCATCCTTGTTATGGGCATTGACTCCAGCAATAATCGTTATGTCTTGGAGTATTACCGTGAGCGAGTACCTACATTTGACGTTCCCAAGGAAATTATCAGACTTGCGAACAAGTATTCGCCTGTACGCCGTGTTACGATCGAGACAGTTGCGGCACAGGAGATGGTTCGGGATATGGTTACACGGCTTTCCGCAAAGGAAAAAAGACTTCTTCCGGGTATATTTAAGGGAGTTAAGCCGCCTGCTCGAATCAAGAAGGAAGATAGGCTGGAGACCAGTCTTGGCCCTCTTGTCAATTCTAAGAAACTTTATATCCAAAGAGAAATGACAGAATTGGTGGATGAGTTCTTTGAACACCCCAAGCCAAGGAACGATGATGTCATGGATGCTCTCTACTATGCGGATTACTATGCAAGGGCACCCAAGAGCTCTAAGGTCTCTGTTGATTCCCTAACAGAAACGAACGACGACCCGGTGATGCGACTCAAGAAAAAGGCCTACAGTTGGATGTCGGGTGCACGACTTTAAATTCATTGCACTATTTAGTGTTTTATTGCTAAGATAAGATAGCAAAATACACGCATGCCAAGATATTCAAAACGATCAAAAGATAGATTACTAACTTGTGACCAAAGATTACAGGATGTGTTCAACGAGGTGATAACACACGTTGACTGTTCCATATTAGAGGGTCACAGAAGCAAGGAAAGGCAAAATAAACTATATGATGAGAAGCGTACTAAGGTCAAGTATCCTGATGGCAGGCATAATTCTAACCCTTCTAAAGCCGTTGACGTTACCCCTTATCCTGTGGATTGGGAAGACCGGGAAAGGCAGACCCTCTTTGCTGGGTTCGTTATTGGCATTGCTCGTAGCATGGGGATTAAGATAAGATGGGGTGGTAATTGGGATATGTATGAGGAGAATGGGAGATGGGAAGTGAAGGATAATAGATTTGATGATTTCCCGCATTTTGAGATCAAGGAATGATCGCAGGCCCATCGACCGACACAACGAAGGTAAAAGCGGGGCCGGGATTTGTTCTTACAGAACATGCGACAAAGATCTATCCTTGGATAAAGGACTGGGCGAGTCAGTTTCCCGCTACCCAAGAAGAGGTTTCGGGTGGAGTGAACGCCATAATGACAAACGGTGAGACCTTTATTCCCATGTCTGGTGTTAAGGCGGCGGGTAATGGAAGTTTTGAATTAGGAACCATGAGATTAAGACAAATGAATAACAAGCCAAAAGAGGGCGGTCATGCCGCTATAGATAAATTACTAGCAATGACCACGCTTCGAGGCCTAAAGCCCATGTATGGGGGTGGAGAGATCACACCGAATTATTCAGGTGGTGGATTAACTGGCTATCAAAATGGTGATTCGGTACTTCCGCAAAATTTAAGTGAGTTAATGAACGTAGAAGAGGAGCGGTTAGGGGCAGTGCCAATGAGTCTTTATATAAGACAACTTCAAGGCTTGCAAAATCCAGAGCAAGAAATATTAGCTGGGATATTGGGTACGACTCCAAAATTAAATCAAAGCCCAGAACTTCCTAGGTACAGGTCAGAAGAATTTGAACCAACGCTAACCGGCTATCAGGGTGGCGATAAAGTGAGCGGATTATCAAAATTGCTTTCGATGATCACCCCAAAAGGAAAAAGGCAAAGGGCTTATGAGGAAATGGTGCCTCAAGATATGAGAAATGCTGAAAGGGTGTATTCCCATAGTCCTTTTTATGGTGATACGGATACCCTTTTAGAGTTTGAAAACCCTGATGTAAAAGAAATAGAAGCAATTAATAGATTGGTTAAAGAAGGGGATAGAGCTGATGCTTTTAATAAATTATTATATGGCATTGTTCCACAGACTCTGGGTGAGCAGGGAACAGTTGCTAAGCAACAAGGTGGTTTAACTGGCTATGAGAATGGTGGAGGAGTTATTCCTCATCAAATGTTTGATGGGTCTCTTGGGCAATCCAGTAGGGTTGACCCTAATACAAATATGCCTCTTTATGATGCTCGACAAGTTGTATCTGTCCCCGCTGAAGAAGTAGGTGGTGGAAGTGGGCTTAGGTATTATGGAGGTATGGAAACTGGTAATAAAATTGAAAATGCAATACAGGAAGCTTATAAACTTGCTTTATCTACAGCCGCAACGTCTCCTCAAGATTCTATACCGGCAGATATGGTTAAAAAGTTTTTAAAACCAAGAAAAAAAGGCTTAATGGGCTTGTTAGGTTTTCAAGATGGTGACATGATAGGCCCACCAGTACCCCCACAGATGATGGGCGAGCAAGGGAATCGTGAGTTAAGCGATAGTATTGATATGAGGCAGGCAAACCCAGAGGTGTATCAGGGTGGTACGGGTCTTGGTGTGGTTCGCGAGCAGGCTGGAGCACTGCAAAATAGCATTAAACAAAATACAGTTGATAATGCTAGAAAGTCATTACAGTTAATGCGACTAAGGCAAATGTTACAAGACCCTGAAATGCGACAATATATCAATCCAATGAGCCTTGATTCTGTTATCAATAAGCCAAGGGATTTGGGTAATGTGTTAAGTCCAATGCCTTATATACCGAGATAATATGGATCAAGACCCGAGAGCATTACGTAACGAAGAACTCTATAGGCAATGGAGAGATGCGAGGTCTGACTGGGACATAGAGGCCCGTAAGGATATAGACTTTTATCTTGGGAATCAT